TCTTCCAAGTTCTCGAGTCCAAAAGAAATCTATTTCTTCTCGCCATGCACGTGACTCAGGTGTATCACCCTCAAGCATTTGTCTGTCCCAGCCAAACATAGCTGCGACTCCATCTTTTAGTTTATCGGCGAATGAAATTTTTGTAAAGTTGTGTTCTTTGACTAGAATATCTGCTACAGTTCCTTTTCCGGACCCTATGAGTCCGCAAATTCCAATTATCATTTTATCCTATTAAGAAGCCGTACCCGGTACCACCTGCTGTTGCGTCACCAACCTCTTGCTCAAGTTTTTCCATTTCAGCTTGTGCTTCTGCTTTTAGAGCATCTCCGTTGAGAGTGCCTCCGCCTTGCGGGCCTGCTATAGAAGCAAACTTACTTCGTGCCTCGCCTATCATGTATTTGGCTTGTGCGAGTGCGTAACTTTTGATCCAATAACCAGATTGATAATCATCTAACAGTTGTTCTGAGGGACGATAGTTATAACATTTCAACAATAGTGTTTCGTCGTCTGCTGACGGACGTTGTAATATAGTTAGCAGTTTTGTGGTCCGGTTCCAATTAAACTCAATAAATCCTCCAAACATTCTTCCTGCAAGCTCTTGGAAGCCTGCATAAAGTTCAAAAGTAGCTAAATTACCTGAGGTACCTTGCGTGTTTAGCAAGTATGTATTTGTTTGTCCTACTTGGAATGGATCAAACCCGCCTGTTGAAGAACCTGAGCGTGACGTTAATCCCCTACGAAATATTCTTTCTACTTCCATAATTTCTTTAGGAAGTGTATAGTTGTTCTGATCTCGTATTAGTTGTAAAAAGAAATACGATTCTTCAACACTATTATCAGAGCGTTGTCTATATCGTGCTAAAGCATTATCTAAAGATATTTCATAATGCGATGGATCTAGTTCAACATCAACCATTCCACCGCCAAGCATATTGTAGATATAATCAAATATTTGTTGTCTTGCGGCTCTTAAGTCTTTCATATAAGGTTCTCCTATTGTATTTATTTACATTACACCAAGTAGAACTTCGTTTCGTCTTAAAAATGGCAAAGTCCAAAATGGCGGATCATATATCGCTGTCATCACAGGAGTAATAACTTCAAATCTATTTCTTCTTGCCCAATTAGTTAGTTCTATTTCATATTTTTCTATTTTCTCTTCAGACATAAACCAACTAAACCGAACTGCTATAATATTTTCTTGAGGCATTTCTTTAAGAGTTATTCTATTATTGTTTGGTAATGGAACTGTTGCTAATGTCCATTTTGAAGGAAGTACAAACGAAACTCGCCAAATATCGTTTCTCATATCTCTATCTACCTTAACAGGAGATGTCATAGCTATCTCTTCAGACTCTTCAACTCTAACAGGAGATGTCATAGCTATCTCAGTTTGGTTTGTGTTATTACCAAAAATGTAATCTGCTAAAATACGAAATCCTTCAGAAGTTGCGTCATCATAATTTTTGTTTTTTACTTCTACTTCTGCTATAATATATGGATCATATTCTCGCAATTCAAAATCGCCATCCTTTTTTAGAACAGTGTATGTTGGTTGTTCCCAAGATGTAAATGGAATTGAACAAGCTGATGTGATAGATAGAATAATTGCAACTATTATATATTTTATATTGTGTGTCATGGATGGTCCTCAGTGTAGGGTGTATTATATTTATCGGCTACGATAAATATAATAAGAAAGGATCGCAATGCCAAGGCTCTCATTATATAAACCAGAACGTGGAAAAGATTATCAATTTATTGACGATAGAATATTTGAAATGTTCACAGTTGGTGGTACTGACGTAAATTTACATCTGTTATTAGGAACTTCTAACCCAACAGATGAAGACGCGACTGCTACATTACCACAATATGATGAGATGAGTGTAACTAATATCCAAGATTTATTATTTTTAGAGAATAGAGATAGAAAATATGAAGAACATATTTATACTATTCGTGGAATTTATAATTTACAAGATTTAGAACTTAACTTATCTCAATTTGGTATGTTTCTAAGTAATGATTTATTGTTCTTAACTATTCATATGAATAGTACTGTAAAAACTATAGGAAGAAAAGTTGTTATTGGAGATGTAGTAGAACTTCCTCATTTGCGAGATGAGTATGCTCTAAATGATTATCAATATGCTTTGAAAAACTTTTATGTAGTTGAAGATATTACTCGCCCAGCAGAAGGTTATTCACCAACTTGGTTTCCGCACTTATATAGATTGAAGCTAAAGCAAATAGCAGCAGGGCAGGAGTTCAAAGACATTGACGTTGACTCTACTAGAGAAAAAGAACTTGCTATCAACGAAGCTATTGTGCAAGATGCTGAAGCAAATGCATTATTGAGCGGATATGAAACTCAACATTTCTTTACATTACAAGTTGATTCTAACGGGCAACCTGAACTTGTTAGAGCTGATACAACGGCTATTGATGCGAGTACTGTTAAATTGCATGGATCAATTGATCACGTTATGAGAAATCCAGTTCGTGATGGATATATTGGGTATTTATTAGGAGATGGATTCCCACCAAATGGATTACCATTTGGTTGTGGTATAACATTTCCACCTACAGGCATTGACGGTGATTATTGGTTGAGAACTGATATGATTCCTAATAGACTATTTAGATATGATGGACGGCGTTGGATGAAATTTGAGGATAATGTGAGAATGACACTGACACCACGTGAAGATAGATATACACAAAAAGGTACATTTATCAATAACACAAATTCTACAGAAATTTGTGGAGAAGATATTCCAGAACGGCAAAGTTTGAGTAAGGCATTACGCCCTAAAATAGATATACCACATTTAGATAATCCTGAGGAATGCGATAGTAACACACCAGGGAGGCGCGAATAATGCAGTGGTTTTATGACGCACAAATAAGGCGTTATATTTTACAACTAATAAGAATGCTGAGTTATCTTACATACAAAGATGGGGACGGAGAGCTTATTCAAGTTCCAGTAATGTACGGTGATCCATCGAGATCTGCTGCTTTTATAATCAAAGACGGTAGTGAAAATATGGCACAGTCTGCTCCAAAGATTGCTTTGTATATTACTGGTTTAGAAATGGATCGTGAAAGAACATCAGATAGTACATTTGTTAGTAAAGTTCATATTAGAGAACGTGCATTTGACAAGGATAATAAAGAATACCTGCACAAGGAAGGACGTAACTATACTGTAGAGCGTCTTATGCCTACACCATATAAATTATCAGTTAGTGCTGATATATGGTCAACCAATACAGATCAAAAATTACAAATAATGGAACAGATTCTAATGCTGTTCAATCCAAGTTTAGAAGTGCAAACAACAGACAATTATGTTGATTGGACATCACTTACTGTTGTAGATTTAGACTCTGTTCAATTTAGTAGTCGATCAGTAGGAGGTGGTAGTACAGAAACAGAAATTGATATTGCTACTTTAGGTTTTTCAACACCAATATTTATATCTCCTCCAGCTAAAGTAAAACGACTAAATGTAATCCACAATATTATTACATCTATATTTAACGAGCAACACGGTGCTGTTGAGCGTGAAGAGACTATGCCTGAAATGTTAGCGTATGCTTCCAATAGAGCATATTTGTCTGACACAAAAACTCGCCCAGTAATAAATGAAGATGGAACATTAGGTATGGAAAGTGTAGGTATGCGAGCTTCACGCCCAGAACCAAATACAGTAGCTTGGTCCACTACATACAAAAATTATGATTTATTAGTTCTAAACGATAAACTAACATTTATTGATAACAGAGAAGAAGGTATACTGCCTTGGCGAGATTACATTAAAGCACACCCTAAAGGTGATTGTTATGAGCCTCATTTGACACAAGTAAAATTATACCGCAGTGATTTTGAATCTCCATTAGCAGGTTATGTGTATATTAATCCTGATAATGAATTTGAGTTATTGGTAGATTGGGATATGGATACGCTGCCTAGTGATACAGTATTGCAAGGACCAACAGGCGATAATACAAAAATAGATTATATTATTGATCCGCTCAAAGTAGATGTTACTAAACTGAATAGAGTTGGAATGAGGATTCTAATTCTAAATGAAGATATTGGTAATAAAGATAATGAAGATGGACCTGATGCTTGGAAAAATTATGACGGGACTGACTTTGTAGCAAGTGCTAACGACATTATTGAGTGGGACGGGCGACGATGGTGGATAGTATTTGATGCTGATTTACACTATAATGATGAGACTGTATATACTACAAACCTAAACACTGGGATCCAATACAAATATGATGGAAATGAATGGCTGTTAAGCTATGAAGGAGAATA